GAAGCCTGACTCAGGACGCAAAGTCTTTACGCCGTAGAGCTGATCTGCAGTGTACAGGTTAGCAAGGAACTCTTGCTTGTACTGTGTCTGCGAACGAACACCCATTTGCTCTGCCAACACGAAAGTGTCTTTGTGGATAAGCAGTGCAGCTTTGAGGTCGTTAGTGTTTGCTGAGTTATCAGCAGCTGCTTCAGAAGTAGCGCAGTTAGTAGAGACGAATACGTCAATACCGTACAGGTTACCAATCAAGCCGTTCTGTACAGGCTGACCACTTACGAAGTCAGAAGATACATAGCGGTCGATGCCCATGATAGCGTTACGCAGTGATGGAGGAATAACAAACGCACGATTGTCAAAAGGTACGTCAGCATCGTCCATCTTCTGAATCAAGGCACGGAAGCCTGCATCAGTGAACACGTCAGAAGCAGTTACAGTGTCAGCTGCATAGGCAGTCAGACCTGTAGAAGCGTCAATGTAGAAGGAGTTGTCGTTAACGTAAGAACTAGCTTCGTTACCAACTTCCTTACCAAGAGCGTGCAGATCAGAGTCAACCTGACGTGCTAGTGCATAACCTGCATCGGCAGTGTAGAACTGACGAAGGCTAGTTAGCGCTTGTACTTCAGTGATGTCTTCGATCAAACGTGAATACTCAAAGTGCTTGTCAATGAGTACAGGTACGTTACCCTCAGTGTCGCTCTGGATGCTAACAGCAGTGCCTGACGCCTTAGCAGTGGCAGTACCACGTACAGGTGCAGGAATGTTGATAGTATCGCCTTTCTTACCTGTCATACCCATCTTCTTGACTAGGTTGGCAAGTACAAGGCTCTTCTCGTACTGGGCGCGTACTTCGTCACTCCAAATTTCTGGGATGAACGTTGCCGCAGTTGTGTTGTTTACTGCACCGCCTTGAGCGGGATATACTGATTTTGTTACAGCCATCTTATTTCTTCCTTAATTAAATAATCATTTGACACGCCCCTCTTGATACGCAAGCATAATCTCATTGGACATAGCTGAGTAACGATCAGGGTCGTTTTTCATTAGCTTAATAATGTCTGCACGCCGGAAGATTTTCTTACTACTTGACTCTGAAGTGCCTGAAGCACCGCCTGTAGAAGCTGACTTAACAGCTGCGTTTCTACTAGACTTTTCAGCATTTACAGTTTGACCAATAAGGCTTTGACGTTCTTTCCACAGACTGAATATCTCATCAGCTGCTTCATAATCAAAGTTCCTATCAGCTTGTTGCAACAGATTAGTCCTAAACTGACTCTCGCCCACCCACGCAACAAACTTCTCGTCAGTGAGTATGTCAGCCATGTCAGGGTGCTTTTCTTTTAGCATTGCCTGAGCACTGGACTTCTTCATGTCCATTGAAGCCTTTTGAGCCTCTTGGACAGCAGGATGTTTTTCTATTGCTTGCTGTATTGCCTTTTCAGGGTCAGAGAAGTAATCAACTTCCTCGTCTACAGTTTCTTCTTTCTTGGTGGATTGTGACAGTACAAACTCGTCTACAACCTTCCGCAGCTCTCCTACTTCACCGCTTTGTCGACCAAGCATACGCTCAGCCTCTTGGTGCATCCTAACAAGGTCTGAAGCAGACTTGCCTCGGTACTTGTCAGGTAGGTCGTCTTCCTCAGTAGGTTGCTCTTGCGAGTCTACTGCCTCTAACTCTTCTGCTGTGTTGTCAACTACTTCTTCGTCTTGTCGTCCGTTTTCTTCAATGTCTATCAGTGTAGCCATTATTAAACTCCGTGATTAAATCATTATGGAGATTGATGGTTATGTAAGGCTCTTACGAGTTCTCCTTACTGCGTTCGCGTTTAATCTGATCTTGTCTGTTCTTAGCCCACTTCATAGTCGCTCCGGGCCAATCACCCGATAGAGGGTCTAAAGTACACTGAACAGCACTAATCATCCTAGACGCTATTTTGTCGCAAGTAGAGCAATCTGTTTCCCGTACCTCTTCGTCAATGAAGCGCTCCGTGACGTGTTGGTCTGGGCAGATAAACTCAAAAATCCTTCTAGCCATCTTGCGACTCCTCTTTCAGGACTTCCAAGGCTGAATCTACCGTGTGAGGAAGATTGAGGATTAGCCTAGCTATGTTTAGCTGTCCCTTCTTGTAATAGAGTTCATCAGCATTCTTTACAGCCTCAATGCCCTCTATTGCATCTACTAACGTAGTAAACTCTTTAGCTACGTTCTTCCAACCTTCTGTAAGCAGCATCTCTTGAATCTGCTCATAGTGTTGTATATCTGCCTCATTCATATTGTTTATCCTCCTTAGGACAATAGTGCTTGACTTCTAATGGCAAGTGTGATATAGCGCCGGACTATACCACAAAACAGAAGAAATGTCAAGTCTTTTTTGAGCTTTGTTTCTTAGGCGCTGTAGCAGCCTCTAGAGCTGCCTCTAGTGCTACAATGCGCTTCTCCATGCGTGCGTAGGCAGCATTGATCTGCTCTACAACACTTTCCAACTCTTTATTGCTGACCATTTCTACCGTTCTCCTTTGCTACTTCTAGTCCTAGCTTCTTCTCATCTAGAGCAAGGTTGGCTAGTTTCATACGCTTCTCAAAGTCTTTATCACTCTCAGAAGCTGTCTGTGAAGACGCTACAGCCTTAATACGAGCCGTTTCTAGCTCCACAGGGACTCCACGAGCCTCTAGTGCTATCTTCTGCGCTCTAGCGTTAGACTCTGCTGCCTGAGCGTTCAGAGCCGCTGTCTGGCTGTTCTTAAAGGCTCTGTCTTCCTCTGCCAGTGCTTGTTGCATCTGCTGCTGCTCTGGGTTAGGCTGCTGAGCCTGTATCATTGTCTCAATCAGGTCTTCGCGGTTAGTGATGTTCATGTTATCAATAACAGCCTGCATGATGACAGGGTATACAGGAGACTCTTGAGGCATAGTCTGTAGCAGCTGTACTAGCTGAGCTACTTCGTACTCACGAGCAACAATTCCCAACGTGCTTGTAGCAACAAACTTATAGTCGTTGACAGGGAATAGCTCAGGCTCAAACTGCATATAACGCCACGCAGCCTTCTCAATGAAAGGCAGTAGGAACGACTCTTGGAAGTTCACTAGCGTGCGCTTCTGACGCTTGATGATGCCGCCTAAGCTCATAGAGCTACCTGCAGACGTTGTACCACCACCACTCATAGCCTGCTGCGCTGTGTCAACACTGCCTGTAGCAGCCTGCACCATGCGCTGTAGCGAGTCAGCCTGAGCAAACGTTATCTGGCTAACCTGTCCAAAGTTGAACGGCTGTATGACCTCTGCAGGGTTACCGTTGGTCAACAGCAGCTTACCTGCCTTGACTTCTGGTCTAGTGCCGCGAGGCATACGTGTAGCGTCCATAGCAAGCATTGGGTGTACAGTGAGGGCTAGAGCATCAATACGAGCGCGCAGCTCTGCATCGAGCGCCTTTTGGCTGTTAAAGCCCTTCTCACACACGCCCATGCCCCAGAAGCGGCTAGGCACAACATCCCACGGGAAAGCCACTACAGGGCGGTCAGACATCATGTAGGGCGACGCCTCAGCCTTCAGCAGCGTACCGCCGTTAGCAATAACGACGATAGCCTCTACGTAGTAGCTGTCGCGCCCTTCATCGTCAACTTCGCTGTCAAAGTTAACCATCTCGTCTTCTGCTTCGTCAAAGGCTGTCTCTAGCAAGTGACGTGGCACAAGGCCGTAGTATTTGGTCAGCCTAACTTTCTCTTCAGGCTGCTGCCACAGCTCTTCATCAGGCTCTAAGTCTAGATCAGGTGCTGCACGCCCAACATAGCCTTTCTTGTAAACACCACTCTCTTGTAGCTGCTCTACTAGGTGCGTTGACACAAACTCGTCAATAGCAACACCTACAGCGCTCTCAATGTCTGTAGCGACAGGGTCAATTAGAAAGTTGTGCGGCTGAATAGGACGCAGCTTAACCACAGTGCGGTCGCGTACGTTAACGCCCACGGCAGTCATTGCGCCGTCCATCACAGGCTCTGTAGCCGGAACCATCTCTTTCTTGGTTTCTAGTACAATCTCACCAATGCCTGTTCCGTACACAGCAGCGTTGATAAGACACTCACCGACGGCCTTCCTGATCTTGTTCTTAGTAAACTCTTGCGACAACGCCTCACGCAGGAAACGCACGTCAGAGCGGTCTGTATCGCCCATGTCGTCTTGGATGTCAAAGAACTTACCACGCCCAAACGTAGCCTCTTCAACGTCAGCTACAGAAGACTCTACGGCTTGGAGTAGGGCAGGGGAGACAATCTTGCTACGTTCAGACTCACGTGTCCTGTCCTCGTCAGCCCATATACCACGCCACAGACGATAGTATTCGTCAAACTTCTCGTCGTAGTTGGTTTCAAAGAACTCACGCCAGTCGTCAACCTTGTTCATAACCCAGTTTTCTAGGTCTTGCTCAATAAACTGCACGCTGTCTTCGTTGTAATCTTCCATGCTAATATCCTGTGTAAGAGTCTAAGGATTCTTCGTAGTCTTCTTCAATGTAACCCCAATCGTAGGCTACGTTGGCTAGTTGATCTATGTATGCCAGTGAGTCGATAGTGTCATCATGTACTAGCTGATTTGGAAACTGAAACAGCTCATCCATAAATTGGACATTCCAGTCGCCCTTGTTTAGCGTTATTAGGCCGTTTTCAAACCTGCCCTGTAGCGCCCACATTATCCTGTCAGTCTTCTTCCTGTTACCGTGTGTTAGCTCTTCAACTCTAAAATACTTGTTGTAGCGCTTCATTAGGTCTGTCAGAGGCGACATTACAGCCTGCCTACTAATACCCTTCTCAATACCTACAGCGATGGGGTAGTGCTCTGCTACAGCGTCAAAGATGCGCTCTGCTGTCTCATCAAGCGTCCAACGCCCAATAATGACCTCCTTAACCCACCACCCATGCTCACTGACTTTAACAACGGCTATAGAGCTGTTATCTAGTCTCTTGTTACTCTTCTTGCCCAACTCTTCAAAGCCTGCTAAGTCACAAGCGATGTAGTAGTCACCAATGGCAGGCTCTTCTTCGTCAAACTGAACCCACTCTTCCTTGAACATCTCAGAGCCACGCGCCTCAAAGGACGCCATGAACTCTTGTCTGAACGCATAAGACGACAACGTCCGTTTAGCG